CACGTTTGTAGCCTTCCGGCGTCCACTGTGTCTTTCCACAGCGCCATCTGATTTTAATCAGATATTCCCGTTACCTCACGGTAATTGGAAAGTGTAGATCGAAATGCGTTTGCAGCCTTTGGTTCCCGGAAGATAATTCTCCGGGACTCCATCCTTAGTGAAACGGTACCCCTCGGATTCAAAAGATCCTGGGATCATGTCTGGGTCTTGGTTTACCAACCAAGCCAGAAACCGTCTCTCTTCGGCAAGAAGGGTCGCGACGTCATTCCCGCTTACACACTCGCGCGTGTAAATCGAGTAAGACGGAAGAACCCGATCCCCTGGCAAGCGGCGTTTGAAATTCCGCTTTTTGTAACACCAGGATTCAAAGACAACACCTCCATACCCATTCGCAAGGTGGTTAGACTTACGAATTGCATCCCATTGATAACCCACTAGCACCCCGTCCCCGAATCCATCGGGGCCAAGGAGAGCTATTGAGTCGTCTATGTGCTTTCGCACAACGGATGCCAGTTCACGGTCCAGATCGCGCATGTAAAAATTGTGCAGTCTGAACATATCGTGACCGGTGAGAGGTCCCTTTATAAAACAAGGGCGCACATCGATTCCCGATAAGTAGTCCCCACCGCAACTTTCGCGAAAGGGCCCAGTCCAAAAGCTCTTCTCCTGATTGACCAGAAAACCGGTCGCTGTCAGGACCGACAACACCTTATCCACGCGATGCGTGGGGCAGATGATGTCGTCACCGTATACTGATACCGTCTCGCGACGGTTGCAGCAGGCCCTTGTTAGGGCCCAAAATACGAGCGATTCTAATGGGAAGGTAAAGCCATTTCCCATAGAAGAGAACTTTTGGAGCCGCGTCACCGAACCGTCAGATTCGACTACTACTCCGGTACGAAACCGGAGGAGGAAATCGAACCAATCAGGAGGTAGCAGATGCTCGACCAGGCCGGTCGAGATGCTGTCCGACGCACTACTTAGGTCCAGGGTTGCTAAAGCCCCGGTTAACGACCCCTCCCTTGCAAGAGATTTGTTCCTCTCTTGATCGGTAAGGTCGACACCAAACGCTTTCAACCTACGAGCCATGTAGTCACCGACAGCAAGCTGTACGATGGAATTGAGCCAAGGCTCAACCATTATGGCACGATCAGTTTTGGCGTTCTTCGGTACGAACTCTAGTTTCCCGGGGTGGATTAGAACATCCACGGCGAGAGACTCCTCGGTTCCACTTTTACAGACGGACGAACCATGGGAGATTATCCCACGTTCGCGGAGCTTTCTGGTTGCCTCCCGGCAACCCTCCTCGTACTCCTCAAGGTTTTCAGATTCCTTGGAGAGATCGGACCAGTCAAACTCGTCTTGCGACGAGAAAGTGTACTGCGGGACTTCCTCGAGTATTTCATTTACAAGAGGAAGCAGATCTTCGCTACAACAAGCCTGTTGCGAGAGTTTCACCTTCGCACAAGCCTTGCGTTTAGGCACTTGCGTGCTTGCCCCTGGTCCGAACCTCAGATGTAAATCCGCTAGCGCAGGCACATCTCCCAATACTTCGGCGATTTTCCGTCGGGCAGCATGAAGTGCTGACTCGACGTCCGGAAGGAATTGAAACCCTCCGGAAGCCCAAGATCGGAACATGTGATTCGTAATGCGGCATCTGGTTTCAGACTCCATGAACTTGTCACGTGCCACCCGTCGCTTGTCAATACCGAGGTCCAAGTCGCTTCGCTTCTTGTAGAAGGCGAGGACTTGCCCGATATTAATAGCATCGAGTGGTGATAATCGTGAATAATCAAGGTCATAGTTGCACAGATAATGATAGTCATCCGCCATAACAGCGCGTTGGAGATCATTTTTCAAATCCTCGATAGCTGGGTTGCAAACCCGTTCGAGGTGCAACAGGGCGAGTTCCCGTAGGACCTCAGTGGTTATCTCTGACGAGACATTGCCATCCCACGAGCTGAATAAGCTCATACTTGCTCCTTCATTGGAAGTAGGTGGTAGTAGCAGACCTGGTTAGGTCGGCATTACTTGCTGGACATTGGCCTCGTCAAAGACGCCGGAGGTTGCAGCCGCCACAGTGGTCGAAACGTTGTTGGACAGATTCGTAAGGATCTGCTTGGCAATACGTCGACTCGTGATGGTGGAACGAGGATGAGCATACGATACTTCTTCGTAAGCGTCTTCGTAAGCAACCTTCGGTGCAGCAGTGTAACCCGCTGCGTTTTGACCACTGACGGATTCCATTACGGGAACCGACACGCGCGTACGCGTCTCGACAACCCCAGACTTAAGTCGGCGTTGCTTCATTTCCACACGAACCTGGGCTTCCGTAGGGAGAGTTGCGATCTGTTCACGCCAGGTGGCTTGAATCAGACCGTTCTCCTTCGAGACTTCCACAGGAACAAGGGTATGAGAAACGGGGGTTGCGGCGCCGTCGAAGACGACAATATTGGCGATGTTTGCCATTTTGATTTCCTAAAGTTTACCCGGCAAGGATTTAGCCGGGGCCCGTGAGGGTGGTTCAGTTACGTAAGCGACCCAGCTTGCGCAGAGTGCCATCTGGCGGTTCATGCATGACCGCGGTTAGTAGTGCGACTGCATTAACGCAGTGCTCGAAGGACGCAGCTTTCTTCAACCCTTTAAAGGTTGGCAGGTCTGCAATCAGCGAGTTTGATACACTGCGGGATATCTGAGTTTCATACCAGGTTGGGGGGATTCCCCCCCAATCAAGGATGTTCGTGATTTCTTCACACCTTGCGGGATCCCCGTAAAACCGGGACCCCCAGAATTTCTTCTGGTAGGTGGTTGTTGTCACGAACGTACCTGTAAGCTTCGAGGCTACGCCTCTGGCATTCAGGTATTCGCCGATTGGAATAAACCAATCGACGACGAAACTCCAAGGTAATAGCTCCCAGGCCATTTCTGCCGGGTTCCAGAGATTCAAGGAACTGTCGGCAAAACCTTCTGAGAGATAAGCTACTATCTGCTTCTTCACCAGCACTTGCTGCTGAGTGAAAGATATCCAAGTCTTAGGCTTAAGGTCCGAGGCCGGTCCGACACGTTGTAAACGTTGGACTTGCCTATGTACCATCGGCTTCTTTAGCTTGGCTGCTAGCCATACCGCGCCCTCGTAGGCATCATTTACGAGGGGCCTCCAACCATACTGTATTTCAAGCACGGTTTGAGCAACAGCTCGGGACTGTGGAGCCGAGATGCGACCATTCCTTATGGGAAGATCGTACCGGTCTCCATTGATTTTCCGAGATTTAGGAGGGTAGTGACCATATACCGCATGAAAGGATCTTCGTACATCACCCTTGCGTAAGTAGGCAATTGATTTAGCCAACTTTTTTGCTCGGTCAGCGATCGTTTCTAGACTCATATGAACCGTGGCGGCAAAAACCGCCGGGTTGAAATCTGAGTCGTTGATTCGAGCGCCCAACTTCGAAATAATTCTTATATCGTCGTTGGATGTGAAGATACTCTCTTTGGAAGGTACACTCGGAATATACGGGCCTGTGAAAAGGCGCCATATACCCGATGGTTGGCACGGATAATGTCCATAATAGATTCTTCCGATCGACATAGTAGCGCCACGCACGTCATTTGAATACGTGTTCGGCGGCCAAAAGCCAGTCGTGTAGAACTTCTTACGGACGACCCGAGACTTTTGGATTACCACCTCCTTAAAGAAGGTGGATCCATCACGTCTTCGTCTCTCGACGATTTGGGTCTTTGCGGGCACAGCTATAACTTGGTAGAAATGAGGGCGAATTGAATCGCCACCATTCCAATCTCTAGACCGTCGCATCCCGTAGGGTACATTTTGTGGATACCCGTAAGGATCGACCTTGGTATAGAGGGACGAGTTAAAACTGAGCTGGCTTCCTGTGGAACCTATGGTCATCAGCTATCACTACCTTTAAAACGTTTCGCCCCTCTCTGTGACAAGAGAGGCAGGAGGCTTTTAACGGCCCCCTAAAGGGACCCTACTACGATAAATCACTGAACTGATACGGTACGGCAGTCCATGCCCACGGTCCCAGATGCAACTTCCAAAGAAGTGCATCAGTGGCCGAGTACATGGTGTCGTACGTAGCATCATCAATCCAGTTCCCCGCATGCAATTTGTTTATGTATGCGAGAGCGCGGTCGCAGGTGAGTTTCCTCACTCGCGTCCTTGCGCCATTCGACCAGCCTGTTGTAACTAATTCAAGATACACATAGCTGACGAAGCTGTCCGGAAGCGTTTCACCAGTAAAAGCATCAATGAGAATATGGTTACCGACGAGATCGTCGTGCCAGTTCTCAAACTGCTGAACTTGGTTTACGCGGACACAGCAAAAGCGGACTTGGTTTTTCATG